CTATTTGACCGGCTTCATCCCCGACGGCGCCTGCAGCACGCCGGGCGCGCTGGAGGTCGGGCGCGGCTTCGAGGTTCCCTGCGGCTCCGGCGCGGAATGGGCCGAGGGGCGAGTGCCGACGTCGCCGCCCTGGGCCGGGCTGCTGAGCGAATAGCCGCTGCCATCGGCGGCTGCGGGCGGCGGGGCGCCGGCCGTGCTGCCCGGCTTGGTCGAACCGGTGGGGGTCAGGATCGGCGCGCCGCCCTGGCCCGAATCGGGAATCACCGTGTCCGGCCGGCCGGCGATGATTCGCGTCTCGCCCGCGGCCAGCGATTCGCCCTTCCGGCTCATGTAGCCGAAATAGACAAGCCCGGCGGCCCCGCCCAGAAATGCGGCGGTGATGAGGACAAGGCCCCAGTCCGGCCCGCGCCGGCCGCGCGGCGGTGGTCCGACCACCGGCTCCACCCGGCCGATGTGACCGGGACGCGAGGTTTCCGCGGCGACACCGCGGGTGAGCAGGGGTTCATCGGTCAGGCGGCGTACCATGTCGGAACCAGACACTTCATTTGTGGCGGGAAGATGATGCCGTGAGTCTATCGCATCGCAGCACGGCCTGTCGATGGACGGCCGTGTCATTCCTGCCGCAGGATGGGAGGGAAAAAGAAGGAAATACCCCCTTTGTCGCTGCTTCACCGTATCGAGATCCCGGCCGGGGACGGTCACTTCTCCTGCCTGGCCGGCGGCCCTGAGCTGGGCCGCGCGCCGCTCGTCCATCTTGCCCATGCGACCGGCATGAACGCCGAGACCTATCGGGCGCTGCTGGAAGTGCTGGCCGAGCGCTACACGGTTCGCGCGGTCGACCTGCGCGGCCATGGACTGTCGACGGTGCCGGCGCAGGCGTCGCGCCTCAAGTCCTGGGCCCGCTATGTCCACGATCTGGTGCCCATCCTTCAGGGCTTCGGCCAGAAGGCGATTCTGGTCGGCCATTCCATGGGCGGGGCGGTCAGCGCCGAACTGGCGGCGCTGCATCCCGAACTTGCCGCCGGTCTGTTGCTGATCGACCCGGCGGTCGTGCCGCGCGTCGCCGCGCCGGCCTTCGCCCTGGCCCGGCTCGCTGGCCTTTCGCACCGTCTGCCGCTGGCCGAGCGGGCGTCGAAGCGCAAGGACGTCTGGCCGTCCCGCGCGGTGATGGTGAAGGCCTATGGCGGCAAGGGGGCCTTCAAGACCTGGGGGCCGGGCTTTCTCGAAGCCTATGTCGAGGGCGGCACCTTCGACAATCCGGATGGCAGCGTGCGTTTGTCCTGCAGCCCGGCCTGGGAGGCCAAGACCTTTTCCACCATCGGCCTGTCGTTCTGGCGCCGCGTTGCCCGGGTGAAATGCCCGGTCTCGGTACTTTATGCCGAGCATCAGTCGACCCTGGGGGCCAAGGGCGCCGCCGCCCTGCAGGCCCTGCAGCCGAAAGCCGCGATTGCCCGGGTGCCCGGCTCCAGCCATTTCATCCCGATGGAGTTTCCGGCGGCGGTGATCGAGGCGATCGACGCCCTGCGTGCGCGGGTGGCGACAGAATCCGCTTGACTTCTGTGCGCATTGTGCACATTATGGGTACATAATCACTACATTCCGGAATTGGCGATGATCCAGAGCGATGTCATCGACTGGTTGGCCGTGGAGCGGGAATACCGCCTCGGCCAGCTGTTCCTGTCGGAAATCGCCGCCACCTACGGCCTGACGGACTACGCGCTGCGCAAGCGCGCGGCGGCCGAAGGCTGGGTGCGCGGCGACCCGCGCGAGGACGAAAGGCAATTGGCCGCCCGGCGCGGGCTGGAAGTGGCGCGGGAACACCGCCGCCTGCTCGGCGACCTGCGCGAGACGCTCGGCCTCGTGCAGCAGTCGCTGCGCGATCACCTCTCGGCCGCCGGGCCGCCGGGCGAGGGGCCTTTCGCCGCCGGGGCGGAGACCGTGGCCGGTCTCGTCCGCGCCCTGGGCGGCACGGCGGAGAAGCTGATCAGGCTGGAGCGCCAGGCTTTCGGACTGGACCAACAGGGGATGACGGCGGGCGATGACGAGACCGATGCCGCCGATATCCGCGAGCGGCTTTCGCAGCGCCTCGCTCGCCTCGCTGTCGGCGGAGACGCGGGCGGACTTCCTGAAGGGTCTGAGCCGGCGTGAAGCCGAGGTTCTGTTCCATGACTGGCGCTTCTGGGCACGGACGAGCCAGCTGCCGCCCGAGGGCGACGACTGGCTGGGCTGGTTGGTGCTGGCCGGGCGTGGTTTCGGCAAGACGAGGGCCGGCGCCGAATGGGTCCGGATGGAGGTGGAGGCGGGAAGGGCGCGGCGCATCGCCCTGGTCGGCGCGACGGCCGGTGACGTCCGCCGGGTGATGATCGAGGGCGAATCCGGCCTTCTGGCCATTTCGCCGCCGTCGATGACGCCGTTGTGGGAGCCGTCCAAACGCCTGCTGACCTGGCCGAACGGCGCCATCGCCACCGCCTTCTCGGCGGAGCGGCCGGGCCAGTTGCGCGGGCCGCAGCACGATCTGGCCTGGGCTGACGAATTGTGCAAATGGCGCGACGCCGATGCCTGGGATCAATTGCTGCTTGGCCTGCGCCTCGGCAAGGCCCCGCGCTGGCTGGCGACGACAACGCCGGCGCCGGGGCGCCTGATCCGGGGCCTGCTGCAGGATCCCAAGGTGCGGGTGACGCGCGGCTCCACCTTCGATAATTGGGCCAATCTCGCGCCCGGCTTCCTCGCCGAGGTGGTGCGGCGCTATCAGGGCACGCGCCTCGGCCGGCAGGAATTGCACGCCGAGGTGATCGACGACGTGCCGGGCGCCCTGTGGACCCGCGCCGGCCTCGACCTGTGCCGGCTGGCGGTGGCGCCCGCAGATTTCACCCGCATCGTCGTCGGCATCGACCCCGCGGTCGGCGCCGCCGGGGAGGGCGAGGGGGCGGAGACCGGCGTCATCGTCGCCGGACGGCGCGCCGATGGCAGCGCGGTCGTGCTCGACGACCTGTCGGGCCGGCATCCGCCCATCCAATGGGCGCGGGCCGCCATCGACGCCTTCCGCCGCCACCGGGCCGACCGGCTGGTCGCGGAAATCAATCAGGGCGGCGATCTGGTCGAATCCCTGGTTCGCACCCTCGACCCGGCCGTGCCTTACCGCGCCGTTCGCGCGACACGGGGCAAGGCGGTGCGGGCCGAGCCCATCGCCGCCCTCTACGAACAGGGGCGGGTCCGCCACCTGTCGGGTCTCGCCACCCTCGAGGACCAGATGTGCCGCTTCACCAGCCATGGCCCGGAAGGGCCGTGCGACCGGGTCGATGCCCTGGTCTGGGCCCTGACCGATCTCATGGACGGGCCGATCCCGTCCGCCCCCCGACTGCGGAGACTGTAACGCCATGACCGAACACGCGAACAGGCCGGCGCAAACGCCCGGCCTGATGGCCCGCCTGCGCCGTCTGATCGCCCCGGCGCCCTTGCAGAAGGCGGCGCCGCGGGGCCGGGCGCTGGTCGGCTGGGCCGCGCCATCTGGCACCCGCTGGACCGCCCGGCGTTACGAGACGCTGGCGGACGAAGGCTATGTCCGCAATGTCGTGGTGCACCGCGCGGTCAGCCTGGTGTCCCGCTCGGTCGCCGCCATTCCCTGGATCGCGCGGGATGGGGCCGGGGCCGAGGTGTCCTCGCCCGCTTTTGAGCGGCTGATGCAGCGGCCCAACCCGCGCGACGAGGGCGCCGCCTTCCGCGAGGCGCTGGCGGCGCAACTGCTGATCGCCGGCAATGCCTATGTCGAGGCGGTCGGCCCGCCCGGGCGGCCGCGCGAATTGCACCTGCTGCGTCCCGACCGGGTGGCGGTGCGGCCCGGCCCCGGCGGCATTCCCGCCGGCTTCGATTGCCGCGAGGGGGAAGAGACGCGCTTCGTGCCGGTCGATCCGGTCACCGGCGCCTCGGCCATCCTGCATCTGAAGACATTCCATCCGCTCGACGACTGGCATGGCCTGCCGGCGCTGGAGGCCGCGGCGCAGGCGATCGACCAGCACAATGCCGCGGGCAGCTGGAACAAGGCCCTGCTCGACAATGCGGCGCGGCCCTCCGGCGCGCTTGTCTATCAGCCGAAGGACGGACCGGCGGTACTGGCCGACGAACAGTTCGAGCGCCTGAAGGCGGACATCGCCGAGCAGTTCGAGGGCGCGCGCAACGCTGGCCGTCCCCTGTTGCTCGACGGCGGCCTCGACTGGAAGCCGCTCAGCCTGTCGCCGGCCGAGATGGACTGGATCGAGGGGCGGAACGCGGCGGCGCGGGAAATCGCCCTTGCCTTCGGGGTACCGCCGCAGCTGGTCGGCGTGCCCGACGCGCAGACCTACGCCAATTACGCCGAGGCCCGGCTGGCGCTCTACGAAGACACGGTGGTGCCGCTGGCGCAGAGAATCGCCCGGGCCTTCGCGCGGGCTTTTGGCGCCGGCTTTGGCATCGCCGTGCTCGAGCCCGATCTCGACGAAGTGCCGGCGCTGGAGCCGCGCCGGGCCGAACGCTGGGCCAAGGTCGCGGGCGCCGCCGATCTCACCCCCGACGAGCGCCGCGCCGCCCTCGGTTACGCCCCCCTCGCGACGAAGGAGTAACGCATGGAGATGTTCGAGGTCGGCCGGCCGAGCGGCCGCCAGTTGAAGCGCCTCGCCCCGGACGGCAGTTTCGCCGGCTATGCCAGCGTCTTCGCCGTGACCGACGCGCAGGGCGACCGGGTGCTGCCCGGTGCCTTCGCCGCCAGCCTCGGCGACTGGCGGCGGCGCAAGGCCTTGCCGCCTTTCCTGTGGCAACACGACATGGCTGAACCCATCGGCCGTTTCGACCGCGTCGAGGAAGACGAGACCGGCCTTCTCGTCGAGGGCCGTCTGTCGCTGGAAACCGCGCGCGGGCGGGAGGCGCTGGCGCTCCTGCGCCTTGGCGCGCTCGACGGCCTCTCCATCGGCTATTCGACCGTGGCGGCCGGGGTGGCGGGCGACGGGGCCCGCCTGCTGAAGACGCTCACCCTGCATGAAATCAGTCTCGTCACCCTGCCCGCCAACGAGGCGGCGCGCATCGCCTGGGTCAAGGCCGCCCGGCCCGATGAAGCGGGGCTGAGCCAGGCCATCGTCAGTAACCTCCGCCGCGCGGCGGCGGCCCTTCGGCCCTGAAAGGACCACGCATGACCGATCTTGCCACCATGCACAGCGCCACCGACGACCTCGCCCGGGTCTTCACCGCCTTCCGGGCGGAGAACGACCGCCGTCTCGCCGATATCGAGAAGAAGGGCCGGGCCGATGTCGTGACCATCGAGACCGTCGACCGGCTGAACGCCGAGGTCGGCCGGCTGAGCGATCACGTCACCGCCATCGAAACCGCGCTGGCGCGCCCGGGCAACGGGGCGAAAGCGGGCCGTGGCGCCGCCGAAAGCGCCCATGCCGCGGCCTTTTCCGCCTTCCTGCGCAAGGGCATCGACCACGAACTGCCCGCCCTCGAGAAAAAGGCGATGAGCGTCGCCTCCGATCCCGACGGTGGCTATCTCGTCGCCGCCGAGATGGCGGAGCGGATCGTTGCCCGCCTGCAGGAAACGAGCCCGATCCGCCAGATCGCCTCGGTCATGACCATCACGGCCGACGCGGTCGAGGGGATGCTCGACCTCGGCGAGACCGCGACCGGCTGGGTCGGCGAGAGCGAGGCCCGGGCCGAGACGGCGACGCCGCAGATCGGTCTGTGGCGCATTCCGGTGCACGAGCTTTACGCGGAACCCCGTGTGTCGCAAAAACTGCTGGACGACGCCAGTTTCGACGTCGAGGCCTGGCTGGCCCAGAAACTCGCCGAGAAGATGGGCCGGGCGGAGAACGCGGCCTTCGTCGCCGGCAGCGGTGTTGGCACCCCGCGCGGTTTCATCACCTATGCGACGGCGGCGACGGCCGATGCCTCGCGGCCCTGGGGCACGCTGCAGCATGTCCCGACCGGCACCTCCGGCGCCTTCGCCGCCGCCAATCCGGGCGATGTCCTGATCGGCCTGACCTATGCCCTGAAGGCGGGCTTCCGCGCCGGGGCCCGCTTTGTCATGGCGCGGGCGACCGCGGCCGAGGTGCGCAAGCTGAAGGACACCAGTTCGGGTCAGTATCTGTGGCAGCCGGGCCTTGCCGCCGGCAGCCCGGCCAGCCTGCTCGGCTATCCGGTGGTCGAGGCCGAGGACATGCCGGCCATCGGCGCGAACAGCCTGTCCATCGCCTTCGGCAATTTCCGCGAGGGTTACGCCGTGGTCGACCGTCAGGGCATCCGTACCCTGCGCGATCCCTACACCGCCAAGCCGCAGGTGAAATTCTACACGACCAAGCGCGTCGGCGGCGACGTGCTCGATTTCGACGCCATCAAGCTGCTGAAGTTCGGCGCCTGAGCGGGAGAACAAAACATGACCATCCGCGATCTGAAGACCAATGTCGACGCCAGCCCGTCGCTCGCCCCCGCCGTCCGCAACGCGACCGCGACGGGCAGCGCCATCGACCTGCGCGGCTTCGATGCCGCGAGCGTGATCGTCCATTTCGGCGCCTATACCGACGGGACGCATACCCCCTCCCTCGAAGCCTCGACCGACGGCGTCTCCTATGCCGCGGTCGCGGCGGGTGACATGGCGGGCAGCTTCGCCGCCGTCGCCAGCGGCGCCGGGGCCAACACGGTGCAGCAGGTCGGTTACATCGGCACCGGCCGTTACCTGCGGCCCAAGCTGACGGTGGCCGGCGCGACCACGGGGGCGGCGACGGCCATCGCGGTCCTGCGTGGCCGCGGCGCGCGTCAGGGCGTCTGACCATGGCGGGTCTCGAACGCGTCTCGGCCCCCGCGGTCGAGCCCCTGTCGCTGGCGGAGGCGCGGCTGCACCTCCGCCTCGACACCGATGCCGAGGACGGCCTCGTCGCCGCCCTGATCCTCGCCGCGCGCCAGATGGCGGAGGCGCATCTGGGCCGGGCCCTGATCCGTCAGGGCTTTCGCCTGTGGCTGGACCGCTGGCCGCCCGGGCGACGGGCGGTCGACCTGCCCAGGCCGCCGCTGTTCGAGGTGTCGGCCGTGACGGGCTTCGACGAGGATGACACGCCCCATGTCCTCGACCCCGGCACATGGCTGGCCGACCGTGTGGCGACGCCCGGAAGGCTGGTCCTGCGCGCGGGCACGGCGACGCCGTCGCCCGGGCGCTGCGTCAATGGCCTCGTGGTCGATTACACGGCGGGCTATGGCAATGCCGGTGCCGACGTGCCCGAGCCGATCCGCCGGGGCATGGCCCTGCTGGTCGGCCATCTGTTCGAGAGCCGCGAGGCAGGGGGCGAGGGGCTGCGGCCCCTGCCGCTCGGGGTCGAGGCGTTGTGGGCACCTTACCGCGTGGTGCGGCTGTGATCGGGCGCCTGCGCGAGCGGATCGCCTTCGAGCGGCCGGTGCTGGGCGATGACGGCGCGGGCGGCGGCAGCCTGAGCTGGCTGCCGGTCGATGCGCTGCCCGAGGTCTGGGCCGAGGTCGAGGCCACGACCGGCAGCGAGCCGGTGGAAGCCGACGCCCGCCGGGCCGAGGTGAACTGGCGCATCACCCTGCGCGCCCGCGACGACCTTTCGTCCGACTGGCGCCTGGTCTGGCGGGGCCGGGTGCTCGACATCCTCGCCATCCTGCCGCGGCCGCGCCGCGATTACATGGTGCTGCTGGCACGGGAAGGGGCGGGACAATGAGCTTCGCCGGTCTCATGACCCGGATCGGGGATCGGGCGGCCGCCGTCGTCGAGGCGCGGGCGGAAGCCCTGGCGGGCAAGCTCGGTGGCGAGGTGGAGGGGGCGGGCGAGACCCGCCGCATCACCCTGTCCGCCAGGGCGCTGGCCCGCGAATTCGGCACGGCGGCGCAAGGGGCGCGGCCGCGCCTGTCCGAGGCGATGGCCGGAACAGATCTTGCCGGCGCGATGGCTGCCGCCCTGAAGGAGGCGATCGCCGATGATACCTGACGCCTCGCTCGCCGTGCAGACGGCGCTCTTCGCGCGGCTGGCCGGCCATGCACCCTTGAGCCTTCTGATCGGCGACCGGCTGCACGACCGGAGGCCAGAAGCCGGCGGCTTTCCCCATGTCGTCATCGGCGAGGCGGCAGTGACCGCCGACGACAGCGCCACGAGGGGCGGCCAGCGCCACGAGGTGACGCTACACGTCTGGTCGCGCTATCGCGGCCGGGCCGAGGCGAAGCGCATCCTCGCCGCCCTGGCCGATGCCCTGCACCGCCAGCCGCTGAGCCTCGCGGCGCCGCATCGCTGCGTGATCTTGCGCGTCGCCTTTTCCACCATCCTCGACGACGAGGACGGCGTGACCGCCCATGGTGTCATGCGCCTGCGCGTCGTGACCGAAGCCGTCGATCCCTATTGAACGGAGTCCTTCAATGAGCAAGCAACGCGGCGACCTGTTCCTTCTGCGGGTCGATACCACCGGCGCGGGCGCCTATGTCACCATCGCGGGCCTGCGCTCTACCGGGCTGAAGGCGCGGCTGAAACCGGTCGAGACCACGAACAAGGATTCGGCGGGCCAGCGCGAGTTGCTGGATGGCGCGGGCATCCAGTCCTTCACCTTTTCGGGCGCGGGGGTCTTCGACAGCGGCAGTGCCCACGACACGGCGCGCAGCCTGTTCATGGGCCGCACCCGGCGCAACTGGCGCATCACGCGGGGCGACGGCTCCACCGTCACCGCGCCCTGCCTGATCACCGCTCTTGACTACGCTGGTAATCACGACGGGGAAGAGACCTTCACCATTACCCTCGAATCCGCCGGCGCGGTCACTTTCGCGTGAGGCCACGATGAGCGATTTCGCAAACCCCCATCGGGGCGAGGTGTCGGTCACGCTCGGCGGGCAGGTCTATCGCCTGCGCCCGAGTTTCGCCGCCCTGGCCGAGACCGAGGTCATGGCCGGCTGCGGCCTCGTGCCGCTGGCCCGGCGCTTTCTCGACGGCAGTTACGGTCTTCGCGACGTCGTCGCCGTGCTGGTGCCCGCACTGAAGGCGGCGGGTCAGGGCGGGGAGTCGGTCGGTCAGCTGGTGATCGACACCGGCTTTCTGACTGTCGCGCCCGCTTGCGCCGCCCTGCTCGCGGCGGCGCTGGCGCCGGACCGGGAGGTGCCCAACCCTTTGTGATCGGCGGGGTGGCGGTGGCGGCGGGCCTGTGTACCGCGCTCTTTGGCTGGGGGCCTGACGCCGCCTGGGCCGCCACCCCGCGCGATCTGATCCAGGCAATCGCCGCCCGGGCGCTGATGTCCCGCGCGGGGCGCCCCACGCCCATGCGCCGGGCCGAGTTCGACGAACTGAAATCCCGCCTGACCCTTCAAGGATAATGCCATGCCCGTGATCGAGCGTCTGTCCGTCGAACTGGCGGCCGAACTCAGCCCCTTGCGCGACGCCTTCGCCGAGGCGGAGCGCATGGCGGGTCAGGCTGCGGGCGATCTCGCCACCGCGTTGGCCGGCGAGGCAGGCGGTGGCGGCTTCGACCTGCTGGCCACGGGCGTGGAAACCGTTTCGCGCACCATCCGCAAATCCCTGGTCGATGCGCTGTCGGGGGCGGAGGTCGAATGGGACGACGTCCTGTCGCGCATGGTGCTGCGCCTGTCCGATCTCGCTGTCGACCGTTCGCTGTCGGCGGCGCTGGGCAGTCTGACGGGCGATTCCGGCGGCAGCGCAGGCGGTGGTGCTGGCGGAGCTTGGGGAGGCGATCTGCTGTCGCTGATCGGCGGCCTGTTCGGCGGCTTTCGCGCCAGTGGCGGCCCGGTCGCGGCTGGCCGGGCCTATGTCGTCGGCGAGCAGGGGCCGGAGCTGTTCCTGCCCGAAGGCGCGGGCAGCATCGAGCCGGGCCTCGCATCCGCCGCCGCCGCGATGCCAAGGGTGACAGTCAATATTTCAACCCCCGATATCGAGGGCTTTCGCCGCAGCCAGGGGCAGGTGAGCGCCGCCATCACCCGCGCGCTCGGTGCCGCCCGCCGTTACGCTTGAGGACGCCATGAGCTTTCACGATGTGCGCTTTCCGCTTTCCGTCGCCCTTGGCACGGCCGGCGGACCGATGAGGCGGGTCGACGTGGTGACGCTGGCCAGTGGCCGGGAGGAGCGCAACGCGCTCTGGGCCGGATCGCGGCGCCGCTACGACGCGGGCCTTGGTCTTCGCTCCGACGACGATCTCCATGCCGTCATTGAGTTCTTCGAGGCGCGGGGCGGAAAGCTCCACGCTTTTCGCTTTCGCGACTGGCTGGACTGGAAATCCTGTCCACCCTTGATGGCCCCCGCCATGACTGACCAGATCATCGCCACGGGTGACGGCGCCAGGCTCCAGTTCCCGCTGGTCAAACGCTATGTCTCCGGCCCTTCCGCCCACGTCCGGACAATCGTCAAGCCGGTTGCGGGGACCGTGCTTCTCGCGGTCGACGGCGCGGCCGTGACCGCGCCGGACGCCAGCGTCGATCTTGCAACGGGGATCATTACTTTTTCCGACGCCCCGTCGGCCGGCGCATCTATCACCGCCGGCTTTGAATTCGATACGCCGGTGCGCTTCGACATCGACCAGTTGTCCGTTTCCCTCGCCGATTTCCGGGCGGGGCAGGTGCCCTCCATCCCCTTGATCGAGGTGCTGTCATGAAGGAACTGCCGCCCGGTCTTGCCGACCATATTGCCGGAGGCGTGACCACGCTTGCCCGCTGCTGGCGCCTGACGCGACGGGATGGCGTCACCTTCGGATTCACCGATCATGACCGCGACCTCGTGTTCGACGACATCGTTCACCGGGCCGACAGCGGCTTCACGCCCAGCGCGATGGAAAGCCTGCCGGGTCTCGCCGTCTCCAACCTCGATGTCGAGGGCGCGCTCCGCGCCGACGCGATCACCGAGGCCGATCTGGCCGAGGGGCGCTACGATGACGCGGAATGCCTTCTCTACCTCGTCAACTGGCAGGATGTGACGCAGCGCGTGCTGCTGCGCCGGGGCCATATCGGCGAGGTAAGGCGGGGCAGAGGCGGCTTTTCGGCCGAATTGCGCGGCCTCGCCCACCGGCTCGATCAGAGCTGCGGCCGCAGTTTCGAGCGGGGTTGCGCCTGGACCCTGGGCGATGCCCGCTGCGGTATCGACCTGACGGCGGCTGGACGCCTTGCCGATATCGCCGTGACCATGGTCGCCAGCCGCATGAGCTTCGCGGTTTCCGGCATCGGCGGTTTCGCAGCGGGGGCGTTCGCCAATGGCCGTCTGGTTTGGACCGGCGGTGCCAACGAGGGGCTGAGCGCGGAAATCCTGCGCCATGTCGGCGACGTTCTCACCCTGCTGTTACCGCCAGCGCGGGCAGTGACGGTGGGCGATACGGCGCGGATTACTCTCGGCTGCGACCGGAAGTTCGCGACCTGTCGCGACCGGTTCGTGAATGCGCCCAATTTCGGCGGCTTTCCGCATATTCCGGGCAATGACTTCATCCTGTCCTATCCGGTCAAGGGAGGCGGCAATGACGGCAGCAGCCTGTTCTGAACGCGTGGTCGCGGCGGCGCGGGGCTGGATCGGCACGCCTTATGCCCACCAGGCCAGCCTGAAGGGGATTGGGTGTGATTGCCTCGGTCTCGTCCGGGGCATCTGGCGCGAGCTTTATGGGCGGGAACCGGAAATTCCGCCCGCCTATAGTCCCGACTGGGCCGAGGCAAGCGGGCGTGAAACCCTGGCCGAGGCGGCGGCCCGGCACCTGATCGCCATCGACACCGGCGCGGCAGGTCCGGGCGACGTGCTGCTCTTCGCCTATCAGCCTCACGCTCCGGCGCGTCACTGCGCGGTGAAGGTGGAGGCGCGGCGCATGGTTCACGCCATCAACCTTCATCCGGTCGCCGAAGTGTCGATCGTCCCCTGGTGGCGCGGCCGCTTGCGCTATGCCTTCCGGTTCCCGGCGGAGATGTGAGCCATGGCAACCCTCGTTCTGACCACGGCGGCGAGCGCGCTGACCGCGGGCGGGCCCCAGTGGCTGGTCGCGGCTGCGGCTGTCGCTGCCTCCGTCGCCGGATCCTATGTCGACAGTCAGCTTTTCGGCACGACCGTGAGCCGGGAAGGACCTCGCCTTTCCGAAACGACAATCCAGACGTCGACCGAAGGCGCGCCCCTGCCGGAAATGGCCGGGCGCCTGCGCCTGTCCGGTCAGGTGATCTGGGCCAGCCGGTTCCGCGAGGAGGCCAGCACCGAAAGCAGCGGCGGCGGCAAAGGCGGTGGCGGCACGCGCAGCGAAGTGACCACCTATAGTTACTACGGCAATTTCGCCGTCGGCCTGTGCGAGGGGCCGGTCGACCGGGTCTGGCGCATCTGGGCCGACGGCAAGCCGATGGACCTGACCAATGTCACCTGGCGCGTCTATCCGGGCGACGATACGCAGGATCCTGATCCGCTGATCGAGGGGATCGAGGGCACGGGGCGGGTGCCGGCCTATCGCGGGACTGCCTATGTCGTGTTCGAGGATCTGCCGCTGGCTGCCTATGGCAACCGGCTGCCCCAGCTGGTGTTCGAGGTGTGCCGGCGGGTGCCGCCGGTGACCGGCACGCCGCTCGAATCGTTGATCGAGGCCGTCACCCTGATCCCGGGCAGTGGCGAATTCGCCTACGACACAAGGGTGATCACCACGGGCAGCGCCGACAGCGCGGCGGGCGCGCAGGGGCCGCAGAACCGCAGCGGAGGCGACGCGCGGGCCGACATTCTGCCCGCCCTCGACGATCTCGCGGCGAGCCTGCCTGAAGTGCGCAAGGTCTTCCTCGTCGTCGGCTGGTATGGCGACGACCTGCGCGCCGGGCATTGCCAGATCCGTCCCAAGGTCGACAAGACGGTGAAGGCGACCTTTGCCGGCAGGACCGCCGTTGCCTGGCGGGTCCATACCCTGGGGCGCGCCGCCGCCGCCGTGGTCTCGACCAGTGCTTACGACGGGCGTCTGGCCTATGGCGGCACGCCGTCGGATGAATCCGTCGTCCGCGCGATCCGCGAGCTGAAAGCACGGGGTTACACCGTCGTGCTCTATCCCTTCGTCTTCATGGATGTGCCGGCGGACAATGAGTTGCCCGATCCCTGGTCCGATCATGGTGCGGGCGTGGGGCAACCGGCCTATCCCTGGCGCGGCCGTATCACCGCCTCGATCGCGCCCGGACATGCCGGCACACCCGATGGGACGGCGGCGGTCCTGGCTGAAATCGCCAGCTTTGCCGGCAGCGCGACGCGGGAGCAGGTTTCCGTATCCGTTTCGACCGCCAACATCGTCGTTTGCGGTTACAGCGGGCCGGACGAATGGTCCTTCCGGCGCCTGGTGCTGCATTATGCCCGGTTGGCGGCGGCTGTGAATGCCATCGCGCCGGGTGCCGTGACCGGTTTCGTGATCGGCTCGGAGCTGCGGGGCCTGACCACATTGCGCGATGACGGGGGCAATTACCCTTTCGTCAATGTGCTGCGTGCGCTTGCCAGCGATTGCCGGGCCATTCTCGGGGGCGCTGTCGCGTTGACCTATGCCGCCGACTGGACCGAGTATTTCGGCCATCAACCGGCGGGCGGCGATGTCCGTTTCCATCTCGATCCGCTATGGGCGGACGCGGCCATCGACGCCATCGGCATCGACAATTATCTGCCCCTGTCGGACTGGCGGGATGGGGAGGATCACCTCGACCGGCAGGCTGGGTGGAGCGGACCCTACGATCCCGATTATCTCGACGCGAATATCGAGGGTGGGGAACGCTTCGACTGGTATTACGCCAGCGAGGCGGACCGCGTGGCGCAGCTCCGCTCGCCGATAGCCGACGGCGCATATGGCAAGCCCTGGGTATTCCGGCCGAAGGATATCCGCGCCTGGTGGTCGAACTTTCATCATGAACGGACAGGCGGCATCGAAGCCGCTTCGCCCACCGCTTATGTGCCCATGGCGAAGCCGATCTGGTTCACGGAACTGGGCATTCCCAGCATCGACCGAGGCACCAACCAGCCCAATGTCTTCTACGATCCGAAGTCTTCGGAATCCGCCTTGCCCCATTTCTCGGCCGGTACGCGCGACGATCTCGTCCAGCGGGCCGGCCTCGAAGCCTGGCTGCGTCACTTTGGGCCTGACGTGCCCACCAACCCGCTGTCGCCGGTCTATGGCGGGCGCATGGTGCAGGCGATCGCGGTCTGGACCTGGGATGCGCGGCCCTTTCCGGCCTGGCCGGCACGGGGCGATTTCTGGGGCGACGGCGACCTCTGGCCGCTTGGACACTGGCTGAACGGCAAGGTCGGCCTTGCCGATCTCGGCGGCCTCGTCCTTTCGATCTGCGCCCGGGTCGGGCTTGCGGCGGCAGATGTCGACGTCAGCACCCTGCGTGGGGTCGTGCCCGGTTACCTGCGCGACCGTCCGCTGTCGCCCCGTGCCGAGCTGGAGGCGTTGATGAACGCCTATGGGCTCGATGTCGCCGAAACGGGCGGGCGCCTGCGCTTTCGCCATCGCGGCGACGATGCCGTGCTGACGCTGCAAGCGGGTGACCTCGTGGCCGAAGACGCGGGCGATTTCACGGTCACGCGGGCACAGGAAACCGATCTGCCGTCCGAAGTCGTGGTCGGCTTCGTCGATGTCGCGCGCGATTATCGCCAGACCACCGTCACCTCGCGCCGCCTCGGCGGCGTCGCCCGGGGCCGGCGCGAGATTGCCTTGCCCTTCGTCATGGATGACGCGCAGGCGCGGGATTGCGCCGATCGCCTGTTGTCTGAAGCCTGGATTGGCCGCGACAGCGCCCGTTTCACCCTGCCGCCTTCGGCCCTCGCGCTCGATCCGGGGGATACGGTGGTGCTCGCTCTGCCGCGATCGAGCCACACAGTCGCGCTCGGCCGGATCGCTGACGATGGGGCGCGGCGGCTCGAGGCGACGGCGGTCGAGCCGGCGGCCCATCGGCTGGCGCTTGCTGGCGGCCGTCCGGAGCGGATCGACCGTCTGCCCGATCCGGTCGGGCTGGCCCTGAGCTTTCTCGACCTGCCGGTGATCGACGAGACGGTGGCGGAGCACTTGCCCTATGTGGCGGCTTCGTCGACTCCGGCGGTGACGATTTCGGTCATGGCCTCGGCGACTGGCGAGAGCTTCGCCCCGAACACGCAGCTCGCGGCGTCGGCCACCATCGGCCTGACCACCTACGATCTCTACGACGGTCCGACGGATTACTGGGACGAAGGGAATGTCCTCGGTGTCAATCTGTTCTCGGGCGCGCTGTCGAGCCAGCCGAGGGAAAGCCTGCTGGCCGGCCGCGCCAATGCCATCGCCGTGCAGAATGGTGACGGCGAGTGGGAAATCCTCCAGTTCGCCGTGGCGATGCCGCGTGGCAGCCGGCTCTACGACCTGACGGGGCTGCTGCGCGGGCGTCTCGGGACCGAGCAGGCGATGCGCGCGCCGCTACCCGCCGGGGCGCCGGTGGTCCTGCTCGACCGGGCGCTGCGGCCGCTCGACCTTCCGGCCAGCGCGCGCAACGTGGCCTGGCACTATCGCTTTGGGCCTGCCGGTCTTCCCTACACCGATCCCGCGTGGGACGCTGCCGATTTCATCGCCCGGGCCATCGGGCTGCGTCCGCTCGCTCCCTGTCATGTCACGGGGCGCCGCGACGCCGTGGGCAATCTCTCGCTGACCTGGATACGGCGAACCCGTCGAGGCGGACATTGGGCCGATGGCACCGACACGCCGCTGTCCGAGGAGCGCGAAGCCTATGAAGTCGACATTCTCGACGGCGCCGGCCCCGGCGTGGTTCGCACCATCGCCGCCAGCGCCGCACAGGCGGTCTATACCGCCGCCCAGGCGACCGATGATTTCGGCTGGGTGCCCGCGGCCGTCGTGCTGCGGGTCTTTCAGGTCTCGGCGAGTTACGGCCGCGGCCTCGCGGCGACCGTCACCGTCTGATTTCGCCATCCTTTCCCGATCGTCAAGGAAGCGCCCATGCCGACGCCGCGCCTCGCCCTGCCCTATATCGTCCAGTCGCAAGCCCAAAAGGAGGTGACACATAACGAGGCGCTGAACCTTCTCGATATCGTGGTTCAGACCGCAGTTCTCGATCGCCATCGCACCGAGCCGCCGGCCTCGCCCGCCGCGGGCCAGCGTCATCTGGTGGCCACGGGGGCGACGGGGGCCTGGTCGGGACAAGACGGCTCGATCGCGGCCTGGATCGGCACGGCCTGGCTTTTCGTCGGGCCCTGGCCCGGCTTTCAGGCCTATATCGTCGGCGAGGGCCGGTCCCTGACATGGGATGGCACCGCCTGGGAAGCGCCCTACAGCGGCATCGGAATTGGCGATGTCGGCGGGTTGGCCGATGCCCTCGACGGGAAGCTGGGTGTTGCCGCTATCGGTACGGCCGTGCAGGCTCACGATCCACGGCTCGACGCCTTGACCGCGCTCGATCTCGCCGCCGATCGGCTGATCTACGCCAGCGGCCCCGATACCCTGGCGCTCGCGGACCTGACGGGGCTCGGTCGGGCGCTGGCGGGGGCCGGGAACGATGCGGTTGCGCGCGCCGCGCTTGGCGCCGCCGCGCAACCGGTGTGCCATGTTCCGGCCCGGCGCCATGCGGTATCGACGGCCTGGAGCGCACGGCCGTCCCCGGCCGACAATCAATGGCTCGCCATCTGTTGGGCACCCGAACTCGGGCTGCTGTGCGCTGTCTCCGTCGATGGCGCAGGCAACCGCGTCGCGACTTCGCCCGATGGTCTTCACTGGGCCACGCGGGCGAGCGCGGCCGACAACCTGTGGTCCGGTGTCTGCTGGTCGGCGGACCTGGGTCTTTTCTGCGCCGTTTCGAGCGACGGCAGCGGCAATCGGGTGATGACCTCGCCCGACGGCATTGCCTGGACCGCGCGGGCGAGTGCCGCCGACAATGCCTGGTCCAGCGTCTGCTGGTCGCCTGAACTCGGGCTGTTCTGCGCGGTCGCCACCTCGGGCGCGGGAAATCGGGTGATGACCTCGCCCGACGGCATCGCCTGGACCGCGCGGACGAGCGCCGCCGATCTCAGCTGGTTCAGCGTCTGCTGGTCGCCGGAATGCGGCCTGTTCTGCGCGGTGTCCTATTCGGGCACGGGCCATCGGGTGATGACCTCGCCCGATGGCGTCAACTGGACCCTGAGGGTCAGCGCGGCGGACAACAACTGGCTGTCGGTATGCTGGTCGGCTGACCTCGGCCTGTTTTGCGCGGTGGCCAATTCGGGTACCGGGAACCGGGTGATGACCTCGCCCGACGGTGTGAACTGGACCGCGCGGGCGAGCGCGGCGGACAATACCTGGCGCTCGGTCGCCTGGTCGGCGGAACTGGGCCTGTTCTGCGCGGTGGCCAACTCGGGCGCCGGCAATCGCGTCATGACCTCGCCCGACGGTATCGTCTGGAGCAGCGGGGCCAGCGGCGCCGACAACAATTGGCGTGCGCTGTGCTGGGCCGCTGCCCTTGGCATTTTTGCCGCGACCGGTGTTTCGGGGACCGGCACGCGGATGATGACGTCCGCGGCCTGGCCCGGCCTTCCCGGCCGCCGCCGCATCATTCCCGGATATGCGGCGCGAGGCGACGCCAGTGCCGTGCTGGTGTCGGGGGCGGACCCGGTGTTCCAGCATGTGACGGCCACGCTGACCGCCGACCGCGCATTGACCCTGTCGGCCGCGGGCGCGGTGGCCGGCGATCTGTTCGAGATCCGGCGCAGCGGAGCCGGTGCCTTTGCGCTCGCCATCGCCAATGGCGGGCCGGCGGGCGGCACCCTGCGCAGCGGCGGGGCTGGGGTGGCCTTCACGGGCCGATATGTCTTCGACGGCTCGAACTGGATCGAGCTGTCCTACGTCGCCGCCTGAACGGGAGAAATGTCATGAGTTACGAACCGGGAGACCGCGTGATCCGCCTGGAAGCACGGGAGCGCGCGGGGGCCAGCGTCCTCTCGCGGGAGGGCGACGACTATCTGATCGCCTATGACGAGGGGGGGGAGGGGTGGTGGCCGGCCTTGGCCCTCGCGCCGGCACCGGCGGCCGAGGGAGGCCATGATGAGTGACCTGTCCTCGCGCGCCCCGTTCCGTCGCAGCGAGTTCGAGCGGCAGGCGACGCTCGCCATCGGCAGCCTGCTGACCGCCGGTATCCTGTGGATGGCTGCCGCCATCGGCGACAACACCACCGCGCTTGCCGGCCTCAGGGTCCAGATCGAGGCCCTGCGCGATCAGGTCGCCGAACTGAAGGGCCTGACCAAGGCTGCCCTCCCGGCCGAGGATGCCCGGCGCGAATTGAGCCGGGTCGATGCCCTGATGGTCGATCTCGAGGCGCGTCTGCGCCGGGTGGAGGGACGGCGATGAGCGCGCCCCTGCCGCCCTTTGCCGTGCGGGTCGCGCTGCTGCCCCGGCCGACGGCGGTGGATCGCGACACGCTGGCCCGCACCCTTCATGGCGAAGCCCGGGGCGAGGGGGTGCCCGGCATGGCCGCCGTCTGCGCCGTCATCGTCAACCGCATGGCGGCGACGGCGCGGCGCCTCCAGCTCGGCCAGGCACCGCTGTGGTGGGGTGGGCCGGATGCCCGCTCGGTCTGCCGGGCCCCCTGGCAATTTTCGTGCTGGAATGCCGGCGATCCCAACCGCGCCTTGCTGGAATCGCTCGCCGCCGATGCTGCCGTGCTGCTGCCCGCGCGCACCGTCGCCGATGCCGCCCTCGACGGCCGGCTGGGCGATCCGACGGGCGGCGCGGACCATTATCACGCCCGGGGCAGCCGCCCCGCCTGGGCGCGCGGCCGGCGCCCCACCGTCACCATCGGCCGGCATCTGTTTTATCGCATCGGGCCTTGAGGAGAACAAAACATGATCGAATTCCTGACCCTCCATGGCGAGGAGCTGCTGCTCGTCGCTTCCGGCCTCGTCAGCGCCGCTTCCGCCCTCGCTGCGCTGACGCCGACGCCGAAGGATGACGGCATCGCCCTTCTGCTCCGCCGGCTGCTCGATCTTTTCGCGCTCAATGTCGGCCATGCCGGCCGGCGTCCGGAATGACTTGGCACGGCTTTCGCTAGGGATGGGGCGTGGCAGGCCGCGAAGTTGGGGCGAAATGGGGATTTCCCGCGCGGCCCGCCATGGCACCCGGCAATTTCGACCGGGTTGCCGGGACCGGATTGCCGGGAGGACCGACCAGATGAGCCTGACTTTGCCGACTGAAATCGCCAATGCGACACGCCGCAGCCAGACCTATGCCGGCGTGCCCGACGATGTCCTGCGCGGTATTCAGAACGCCTCGGCCAAGACCGGGGTCGATTTCAAATATCTGGTCGCCCAGGCCCAGATCGAATCCGGTTTCGACGCCGACGCGAAGGCCTCGACCTCCAGCGCCCGGGGGCTTTACCAGTTCATCGACCAGACCTGGCTGAAGATGGTCAAGGACCATGGCGCCGATCACGGCCTCGGCAATCTTGCCGATGCGATCACGCAAGGGGCGGACGGACGGATGAAGGTTTCCGACGCCGCGACCAGGAAGCAGATTCTGGCGCTGCGCGACGATCCCGCCCTTTCGGCCGTCATGGGCGCCGAATTCGCCAACGACAACAAGGCCTATCTGGCGGGCCGGCTGGACCGGGACGTGAATTCGACCGATCTCTACATGGCGCATTTCCTCGGTGCTGGCGGGGCCTCGAAATTCCTGTCGACCATGGACAAGGCACCGGCGACGTCCGCCGCCAGCGTGATGCCCGATGCCGCCGCCGCCAATCGCTCCATCTTCTACGCCAAGGACGGCCGCGCCCTTTCGGTGCGCGAGGTCTATGCCCGCTTCGCCGACAAGATCGAGAATGCGGGGGCGAGCGCCGGGGCGGCCGTTACCGCGCAAGGCAAGGCGACGCTGGGCGCCATCGCCGCCATCGGCGGACGGATCGGCGATGGCTTCGCCGCGGCGGCGGCGCCGGTCGCGCGGATGTTCCTGCCCGCCCTCTCGGGCGATGCGGTGGTCGCCCTCGCCAGCCTGCCGGTGCCCGGCGAAAAGACCGGGCAGGACGGCGTGACCGCCGCCAAGTCCGGCAGCTGA